ACCATGTAGATTTTGATGTTGATAATCCTTTAGTAAAAAGATTTATTAAAAATTATTTAAAAAGTTCTCCTAATATATTTGGTCGTGATAGTAATCCAGAAAGTCATTATGTTTGGAAAGGTAAATTAACATTTAAACAATTTATATTACCTGCAGAATTAAACGAGTATTGTAAAATATTTCCACATGGTTCTACTCTTTGTGAAATAAGAACTGACGCTAAGCATTATACAATTGTACCAGGTTCAATGCATAGTAAAGCCCCAGAAATAGTTAAATGGGAGAAGTATAGTTCTTTAATAGAGTATCCTGGTAATTTAAATAATGATTTAAGAAAAATTGCATTGTCCAGTGCCTTATGTATTTTATACGCGTCTCAAGGATCACGGGATGCTTATTGTACTGCTATTGCCGGTGCATTAATTAAACAAACAGAATGGAATGAAGAAGAAATTAATGAATTTGTATATAACATTGCTGTTGCAGCAAATGATGACGAAGCAGATAAAAGAAAATCAAAAGGAACTACTGTTAAAAAAGCAGGAAGAAAATTTGGTCTACCAAAATTAGCAGAAATTATAGGTTGCTCTACAAAAGCTATTTCAGAAATATTTAATTGGGTGGGAACTCAACAAGCTGTAAGCGAAGAAATTGCTCAAGAGTGTATAGGAGACGTTGTAGAATATGGACAAGACAGATATATTATTAAAGTTACAGGTAAGTTAGAAGGTAAAGTTATTAAAAAAGAAATCATTATTGATGGGCCAACTTTAATGAACCAAAAATTATTTTATGATGCAGTCATGTCTCAAGCTTCTGTGTGGATTCCTAAAATGAAAGTTGCAGACTTTGAAACAATTATGATGCAAAAATTTGAGAGTCGAACTAAATCAATACATTATGTTGAAGAAGCTAATAAAGATTTAGTATTTAAAAAACATTTTAATCACTACATTAAACAAGAAAGCGCTTATTCTAATAAAATTAACTTACTGGAATACAAAAGACCTTTTTTTGATATGGAAAAGAAAAGTTTAGATTTTAATTTAGATTCTTTTGAAGATTTTTTAGCAGAAAAAAGAATTAAAATTGCTAGAGTAGATTTAGTTATGTTAGTTCAAAGAGTTTTAAAAGCTATAAAAAATAGAGGTAAAGTTAAAGTAAACGAAAACCAATATAAGTCGTGTGTATCTTGGAAAATTGATAACTACCAACTAGATTTAGAAGATTTAATTGTTGAAGGAGAATATAAAGAAGTAGTTAACACAGAGAGTATAGATTTTGAACAATAAAATTATAAAACCTAGATTTGTAGCAGGTCCTCCAGGCACGGGGAAAACTCATAGTTTTTTAGTAGAAAAATATAGAGAAGGATTTTTAAATTACGATCCTTTGAAAATTTTATTATTATCTCATACTAACACTGCCGCTAATCAAATTATCGAAGCTATTTTAAAAATGCCTGAAGTTAAAGCATTAGGTTTAGATGCAGATTATTTTAAAGATAGAATATGCACAATTCATCATTTTTGTAGAAGTAAGATTATGAAAAAAGAAGTTTTTGAACAAGGCAGTACCGACTATAATGAGTTATGTGCAAAAGACTCGGCTTTTAGAGTGGCTAAATTTAAAGGAAATCCTTACAAAAATCATCCTTTTTTTAAATTTATAAGTCATGCTCATGGACGAGATTTATCTGACAATTTAGAGCATCACTACAATACTTGTGCAGATAAGCGCGAGTATAATCCATATAAGTTTTTTGAATTAGAAAAATTAAACAGAGTCTATACAAAATATAAAAAAGATAATCGTTTGCAAGACTTTGCAGATATGCTTAATGAATTTAATTCACTAGATAATGTTTCAGATATTGAAATGTTAATTGTAGATGAAGCTCAAGATTGTAATAGGCCTCAGTTACGAGCCATAAACAAAATAGCAGAGAATGTTAAAGATGAACATTTTTATTTGGTAGGAGATCCTGATCAAACTATATTTGAATTTGCTGGTTCAGATGCACATTATTTTCACTTGATTTCTGCTAATCCTTACTTAGAATTAGATCAAGGAAAAAGATGTAGTAAAGCTGTCAATGATTACTGCAAAGAAATTATAGCTCCAATATGGACAAAATACGGCTACACAAGAAAATGGAATCCAGCAACTTATGATGAAAAGTATCATGGAGAAAGAAATTTAATACCAGCAGGTTGCAAACACGGAGATTTAATTGAAGGAAATAAATATTATCTCAATGATTTAAGACCTTCTCCAAGTTTATCTATTTTATTAAATAAGATAAAAAATACTAATCAAAATTTTTTATTTTGTTATCGTGGTAAACCCACGGACATAAGAATAGTTGAATTTTTAAAACAAAATGGTTTAGAATTTTCATATGTAGGAAGCTCAGCTCATGTTTCTAAAGAAGAACTAAGATGTCATAATGAATGGACATCGTTCTATGAGGGTGTGCCTAAAAGTAAAGTTCAAATAAAAGAATTTTGGAAATATTTAGGTAGTAAAGCCATACCAAGAGGTAAAGGAACATTTGCATTTAATGAAGGGCATTTTAAAAATAACACAGATTATAGTATTGATGAATTAATTACGGAAGGCGTATTAAAAGATAAAAAAGATTTATATTCAAGTTTTGATTTGCTCAGAAAAAGATCTAAAGGCAAAGATGAGAAAGAACACGATGACAGAATGATTTATATTAAAACTGTAATAAGAAATGGATTTGACTACAATGATAAAATTAGAATTGAACTTGGAAATATTCATAAAGTAAAGGGAATGACTTATGATAATGTTATTGGAGATTTAACATTGACACGAAAAAAACCCGAACCAGAAAATGTACAATATAGATTAAAGTACACTATGTTTAGTAGAGCAATCTTTGACATCTGGATATTAGCAACCGAAAACACAGGAAAGGAACTAGGTAAATATGGCTGTATATTACAAGCAAGTCGGGGGATCCCATTACAAAGATATGGAAATTCAACCGGCAGAGTTTATCAATAAAAACAAATTACTTTTTGCGGAAGGCAATGCAATTAAATACATTTGTAGACATAAAGCTAAAGGTAAGTTACAAGATGTAGAGAAAGCTATTCACTATTTAGAAATGATTATAGAAAGGGATTATAAATAATGTGCACTGTTCCACAAGTATCAGAATTAGATTTAACTGATATAGATATTGTTGCTATTGACTTAGAAACTTCAGATCCAAATTTAAAAACAAAAGGTATAGGTGCAGTTAGGGGAGATGGTTTTGTAACCGGCATTGCAATTGCTACAGGGAAACAAACATTTTATTTTCCTATTCAACATGCCCATACAGAAAACTTACCTATTAAAGAAACATGGGATTACTTGAATGAAAAAATTTTTCAAAACAAGAACATACGTAAGGTGTTTCACAATGCAATATACGATGTGTGTTGGATCAGGGCTTCAACTGGTGAGATGTTAAAGGGAAAGTTACTAGATACAATGATTGCAGCATCTGTAATTGATGAAACAAGAATGAGATATTCTTTAGATGCAATTAGTAAAGTTTATTTAAATGAAACTAAATATAAATATGACTTAACAGATAAAGTTAAAGAGTGGTCTAAAGGAGTCATACAAGACCCTATGTCCAATATGGAAAAGCTACCTTATTTTTTAGTAAAAGATTATGCAGAACAAGATGTAAACTTAACATTAAAATTATGGAACATATTTGAAAAGAAATTGGATGAAGTATTATATACTCAATACGAAGAAGAGTTTGATGAAAAAACTGATAAATGGAAAAGAAAAAAAAATAAAAACGGAGATGATATCATAGTTGAAGAAAAAACTTGTAGAAAAATATTTGAATTAGAAACAAAATTGTTTCCTTGTTTGGTTGACATGAAATTTAAAGGCGTTAAGATTGATGTCGAAAAAGCTAGAGCATTTGGTAAACGTTTAGAAAAAACTAAAAATAGTATTATAGATTATATTGCTAGAAAAACTAACATTCGAATAGAGATGTGGGCAGCATCTTCTATTAAAGCTTTGTTAGATCATCAAAAAATAGATGACTACAAAAAAACAAAAGCAGGATTACCCCAACTACCTAAAGATTATTTATCTACTCATAAAAATAAATACTTAAGACTTATAGCTAAAGCAAGAAATTTTGATAAAACTAAAAATACTTTTATTGAAGGACTGTTAGGCTTTGTACATAAAGGTAGAATACACGCAGACATAAATCAAATTAGATCAGACCAAGGTGGAACGGTAACTGGTAGATTCTCAATGAGCAATCCTAACCTACAACAGATTCCATCAAAAGGATTTATTGGTAAAAAAATGAGAGAACTATTTATACCAGAAGATGGCTGTGAATGGGGCTCATTTGACTACAGTCAACAAGAACCACGAATCGTGGTGCACTACGCTTTAAAATTAGGAATGCCTGGAACAAACATGTTGCAAGAAGAGTTTAATAAAAAAGACGCAGACTTTCATCAGATTGTAGCAGACATGGCCAAAATATCACGGACCATGGCCAAGACTATTAACCTGGGACTCTTTTATGGTATGGGTAAAATAAAATTAGCTAGTGAATTAAGTTTAAGTAGACCAGAAGCAAACGAACTATTTGCTAAATACCATGCTGAAGTTCCATTTGTAAAACAGTTATCTTTAACTTTGATTGAGTTTGCTGAAAAATTTAGACTATTATTTACATTAGAAGATAGATTTTGTAGATTTAATAAATGGGAAACTAGAGACAGAAAATGGAATAATAAAATTAATAAGTATGATCCTGTAGATATTCTAGATGAAGAAGTAGCAAAAAAATATTATACTGATGATAGATTAAAAAAAGGATACGTAGCTGATCCATCTTATGAATATTTTGAAGATTTTTATAAACCTGCATTTACCTACAAAGCGTTAAATAGATTGATACAAGGTAGCGCAGCTGACATGACTAAAAAAGCTATGGTGAATTTGTATGATAAAGGTATTTTACCACAAATACAGATACACGATGAGTTGTGTTTATCTATAAGAGATGATAAACAAGCTAAGACGGTAAAGGAAACTATGGAAACAGCAATAAAATTAGAGGTTGATAACAAGGTGAACCATAAGAAAGGACCAAATTGGGGCAATATAAAAAGTTAATTTATGGCTTACTTAAACGCAAACATTCCTGTACAATATGCGCAAATAAAAAGGGAGTATTTATATGATCTTAAAAAACATAAAGGTGAAGTTGAAGACTGTATTATCTTTGGCCTTACGTGCATTACGGGGCGCGCAATATTATGGCATGCTATTATGGAGAACGGTGCAATATTTTATCGCTTACCAATTACGGCTTTTATTCAACGTGGTTTTAAACCGGAAGTTGTTCCACATAGACGACTTGATGAACTTGAGCTTTGGAATAGTTTTAGTTATTACCCTGCTGTTACTGTATTTGATATTTTAGGCGGACAACATGGCAAGTACATCGGTAAAGATAAAACTTGGTATCACGGATCCTATTTATTCACAGTTGACTTTGCACATCCAGAGCCTAATATACTAGATACTGATCATTCAGAAATTCCGCACGAACATAAGTGCGCTCACATAATTGCGTTAGAAGACGGCAACTATGCGGCTCAGCCAAATAATAGAATAATCTGGGACATCCCTTCATTCACAGTTAAGGACGAAACTCCTGACT